ATCAAAAGTAACAGAAGTATTTGATAATAAGAATCTTGACTCACCTTGTTTATATACACCACCAGAAAAATTAGTAGTTATACCATAAACTGCAAATTGATTTATTCCAACTCCCCCAATAATAGAATATAGCCATTTACCTGTATTTTCATCATAAATATCTTTATAAATAGGACCTGAATGTACATATCCAGAAACTAATACACTTCCTTTTAATAATAAAGAAGGCCAAGCTAAATAATTATTTCCAGGTAAATCAGGATCACCAGGATAAAACCATAAATAGTTACTAGAAGGTTGTCTTAAATTAGGATCATCATAATCTAATGGTGTATATAAATCATGTTTATCTATATCGTAACAAACACCATCACCAATTCTCAATTCTCCTGGAAGAATTTGATCTCCCCAATACCAGTTATCACAAGCTCTAGTAAAAACATATTTATTATTAGAAAGGATAAACTTTGATCGCCCAATATAATAATCTTCACCAGATTCATTATTAGGGGCAATACCATAAACAGCTACAGAGTTTATACCACATCCAACAATTCTAGTAGGAGTTCCAACAAACTCATCACATTCTTCATATACTGGCCCAGAATGTACATAACCTTTTACTTTAACATTTCCAGCAAAATAAGCATTACCATCAGCAGAACTTATTTCAAAAGTCTTACGCATAGTACCTGTATCATCAGGCCAATATGCTCTAATACCTTTAATATCATAAATAACTCCTTGATCTACTCCTTCTGGTAATGTTTCAGGTAAATCTAAAGAATTTGTAGCAGATTGAAATACTCTATAGGCAGTCCAATTATCTACTACAACATAATGAGAATAATTAGTAGGAATACCATCAACATTTATTTGAATACTAAATTGGTCAGCATCAATTGATTGATCTAATCTCAAAATAAATGAGTGTCTTTTCCACTCTCCATATGGAGCGCCTCGTATAACAACAGCTCCATCTATTGTTTTTCTACCTTTAATTGATAGATAACCAGGTCTATTAGTTACAAAACTATAACCAGTAGGATCATAACTATATTGAGTATTCCAATCAAATCCCACATAGTCAAATTCAGTAGGATTATCAAAAGAGGGAGAAAGGATTATATTAGTATCAGAAGAAATAGTACGCATTAAAGGGCCTTGAATCCATAATCCTTTAATAGGTGTAAACCATAACCAATTTCTTCCTACTAAAAATCCATTCTCCTCTTTAACATTATCACCTACTCTAAATTCTCCAGCAACAGCACTTCCCCATCCTTGTTTAAACTCGAATTTCTTAGCAGTTAATAAAAACTTTCCAATTCCAGTATTATCCTCATGAGTTATACCATATAAACCATATTTATTAAAACCTATTCCATCATAGGCATCTAAAGTATTTTGCCATCTTGACATATCAATAGAGCCAGCATGGAATCCATCTGTAATTATATATGGACCAAAAGCATCTATAGCTGTTTTTATTTTTTCTAATTCAATATATTTCTTACCAACTTCAGGTGTTGGTTTAGTAATATCAAGTGACATTTAGTACTCCTTAACGACCTATATTCACTGGAAATGATGTATAACCATAAGGATCATCAGTATTTTCATTGATAGTATAAATATGAGTTAATGCAGTCCAAACATTATGTCCAGGTGGTATTTTAATATTCCTAAAAGTAAAGTTAAATTGACCTTGCTCTTTTCTACCAACTACATCTAACCAAGTCATTTCAGGACATGGATAAATAGCTGCCACAGGAATAGTATGTGTTTCTTCATCTAGGGTTTTCCATGCATAATTAATATCAATATCATACATTTGTGTACTAGATTTTTGGAATAATGAAATAAAAATATTATTCTTATCTGTTAAACCAGCACCTTCTGCACCAACTCCAGTAATTAAGTTATCAGTACCAACAGTAATAGGATAATACTTTCGTTCAGTTGTCATAGCTACTAATTCATTTTGTAATACTGTAGAAGTAGCATCTAATTTTCTAACAACTCCAACCCCACTAGATAACTGGTATTTATAATCATAGTAGTATAATGATGTAAATGTCACTATATTAGAACTAGGACTTGTTATTATACCATTTTCTTCACTACAAGCAAACATCCTAATTGGATAAAAACCTAGATGAGCGTTAACAACTTTACTACTTCTTGATATAGGAGAACTTAAATAATAACGACGATTAAAAAATTTATTACGTAATCGTCTACCTTCAGAATCTACTTCGTCATGATAATATAATTCTAATTCCCATTTATCAGAGCTTAATTGAGTACTATTTATAACAAATACAATTTCTCGATTATCTAAAACAACTAAACCAAAAACTTTAGAAGTATCTTTATCACTACGTGGTAACCCAACAATAGAATTTACATAAATATATTTATCACCTATTCCAGCATCTTCTACTGTAGCAATAGTTTGATTACCTAACCAATCATCGGAAGAAGAATCAGAAATTTTAAGCCAAACTAATACCATATTATTCCAGTCTAATTTATAATCTTTAACATCCTGACAAACAATAGTAAAATCATATGCATCTTGGTGAACATCATCTTTTACTCTTTCAAATCCATAATCTAAAGGAATCACAGGATCAAGATAATCAGGGCGTTGTGTAACATATTTTCTACACATATCATTCCAACTTAATGGAACTCTTGCTAAATAAGTATTAATTTTTAAAATTGTAGTTACTTTATAAGCATATGAAATACTTTTTTCAGTAACTTCATCTTTATAAGATGTTACAAATGATTCACCAATTTGTTCCCAATCTGATAAATCTACTATTTTTGACTCATCATTTGGATCAAATATAGTAATAGGATTTTGAATCTTTCTATAAATCAAATATTTTTCTAATTCAATCTTAAATTTACTTGTATTAGTTTCTGAAGGTTTTGCAATTAAATTAGGAGCTTCCCAAGAAATAGTATTAATATTTTCTTGTTCATCATAATTAACAGTACAATTTTGAACTTTACACTCTGCAGGACCAAATAAGTTACCTACAATATCAGTTATCAAATCTCCTTTAGCAAAAATGGCATCATCATATACAACAGCTTTTATTTTTATAACATTATCAGATTGAAAAGATATATCAGTAATTAAACATTCCTTATAAACTTTATCATACTGACCTAATAAAAATATATCATATTTTCCTAAAGTATTCCAAATATCTAAATCTTCTGGATCTGTAATTGTAGGTATTGTTAAAACAGTTTTTCCAAATACAGTTCTATAATCATTAATAACAGTTCTAAAATATAGATTATCATCTTTCATTGACCTAATATAAATATATTGACCAATTAAATCTACAGGTTCATCATCAATATGAATAAGTCTATCTAAATAAATATCAAAAGCAGTATGATCTATTTTGGTTACTCTACCACCTGCTTGGATATTATCAACTTCTGTTTTAATTAGTCCCCATTCAATATACTCATGAATAACCCCAATTTTATCACCAATTCTTCTAGTAAATCCTTGAGTACTTGTAGAAAAATCAACAATTTGTGTTAAATAATTAGTTTTCCTTAAAATAGAATGAAGTCTTTCTAATGCTCTATGTAAGTTAGTTATTCCAAATAAGTTAACACTACTTTTACTACTTGGATCATTAATAGCTAACCCATCATAAGGCATAAAAGTTATAGGAGTTTTTTCATATTGATTATCTTCATCCATAAATGTAGTTTCTAAAATAGATGCCATTAGACTAGGATTTAAAAAAGCTTGATTAAATGAATCTCTTAAAATATTACTAGATGTAAATACTTGATCTGGTACAAATACATCAATTTCTTTTTCATAAATAAGTGATAATTGTGAACCTTTAAAGAAAATTTTAGCATCATAAGTTCCAACTATTTTATTTATCCAATCTATTACAGTATAGGTCTTATCAATTAATCCATTACAAGCATATCTTTTAGGTTTCCAAGTCCCAGAATCTGAATCATAAGAATATTCTGGATTATTAGGATTTGCTGAAAAAGTAGGTAGCCCATTTATATCACAAGGTTCATCACAATATAAAGCAAAGTCACAAAAAGCTTTTATATCTACTAATCTTTTGAACTTATCTAAACAATCTGCAAACTCTTGTGATTGTTGCCCATATGCATGACTTCCATAACCTCCTAAAGCAGCACCATAATAAGAATCAAATAGTAAATTTAAACAAATATAAGCAGGATTACTACTAAATTGATAAGAATAATGATTAATTAAATCCTCTTCAGTATCCGGAGTTTCATCCCATACTAAAATTTTATTCTTACATACGGCGCTTATTTGAGGTAAAGAACCATTATTTTCCTGTGAAGCTGTAAATGTAAAACCTAATATACTTGTAAATGGGTATGTACAATTTTCAGTATAATCATATTCTTTAACCCTATAAAGAATAACTTGATTAGCTAAAGTTTCATTATTATTATGAGCATCTGTATAAGGTCTTTGTTTTTCTGGAGATAGCAAAATAGCATATGAGTAAAAAGTCCCATCGGGTCTTCTATACCTATTTGTACCACTATTTTGAATTCTTACATAAATAGCATAAGTACCATTTTTAAGTTTTCCATCTTCTAATTCTATTATCCTACTACCATAATCTGGATGCTTTACAGCCCATGGATGATTAATAATATCATGAGAACTAATACTGTAAACTCTAGGCTGTTTAACACAAATATCTAATCCCATTATAGGTTGGTTATCTTTATAAAAAACATCATCTGGCTGATCCAACCATAATCTTTTACCTTGAGGAGATAAAAATAATGATTCAGTTATAGCGCCAGAACCAGGAGGTGAATACTGAATTATATACTCAAAAGTAACCCAAGCATGATATAAATCTACATCTGTTTCACTATCTTGATACTCATAAAATAATCCTCTTGGTAAAAATAATTCAATCTCAAATTTATCAAGAGTATTTAATGTTGTTCTAGCAATTCTCCAATTATCATCATCTGGTTTTACATTATAAGGATCAAGTTCTTGTGAATAGATAGCTGCATTTTGTTCAGATAAAAATGTAATATAAGTATTAGTTCCAAGTTCAATACGCATTCCTGTTCCAGTCATATCTCTAACATGAACTTTCCAACCATAATAAAAATTATCTTGAATAGCAGCCTCCTCATAGTAAGGAGCTGGGATTGGTTTAGATATAACTTCTGTAATAGTTCCAATTAAAGTTTTTTGATAAATCTCATAGTTATCTTCATCTTGAAACTTAATAACAATATAAAGATCATCACCTACATTATAAGGAAGATCACTAGCATCAGTATAATAAGATCTTATATCATCATCTCTACTTTTCGGATAAATAGCAGCATCAAAAGTACCATTAAATCCTTCAGGTATAGGAGTTAACCCAGGATACATACCATCAAACTCACCGAGAATAAAACTTGTGTCAATAGTATGTAATTGTTCATATTCGTCAAAAATCCACCCAACAATTTCATGTTCTGGATGTAACATTTGAACATTATAAGTTGTTTCTACTCTTAATCCAGGATTTAATGCTTCTCCATCTTCTAAAGGTGCATTATTATAAGGATTATCATTATCACTTATTAATGTTGGAAATCTATAAGTTTCATTTTCCTGATTAGAGCCAGGAATTCCATATAAAAATGATTGTTCTTCAGTACCTTTAGTATAAAATATAACTGTATCATCACTTTCCATCTGTGAGGCAGGTAACTTACTAAAATAAATTTCCTCAATACTATCTAACTGGTTTGAAGTCAATCCATATTCATAATATCCAATATCGTATAGAGGCTCATACACAGATGTATTATTTTTTGTCTCAGTACGTGAAGCAACTAAATTTCCAAAACAAGGAAACTTACCAGCTACAATAGGTATAGGAATCATTAACTGAGACTGAGTTCTATTATCACCCCATAAATAAGCAGAGCGTTCAGGGGCTTTATCATCACCATCAGGCATTTTCGGAGCAAGTAATGAGTTTACAACCATAGATCCTGCTAATAAAGCTACCTTACCTAGAAATGAAGCTCCCATACCAGTAGAAGCAGCTGCTCCACCAGATGCCGCTCCAGATGCCGCTCCTCCCATTTCAGCAGCATACAAACCAGAAACATTTATACCTCCTAATGAGGCTCCACCAGCAGCACCACCAGCAGCAGCACCACCTGCACCACCAGCAGCTCCTCCACCAGCTCCACCAGCTCCACCAGCAGCACCAAGTCCAGCACCATAAGTCATTACTGCAATAATAATTACTACAATAGCTAATGCAATCCATTTAGCTGCTCCCTTACCAGCAGGAGCAACAGTAAAGAATATTGAATCATCTTTCTTTACTATATAAGTTTTAGCATCAACTTCTTCTCGATTTACCAACATTACAATTTCATCATATTCAGGAAAATAATCATAAATAGTATAATTATCTATGAAACTCTTTGAATGTAATATTGTATCAAAATTAATGTCTATTATATTAGTTATTTCAATGAATTCCATCTGTACAATTTCCTAATATTTATAGATTCAAGATTCCCTAAAAAATACTCAATTCTAACTGTGTGATCTTTGTTAATATGAATAAATCGTTCCTTATCAAGAACTAAAGCTAAATGAGCATTAATTCTATCACTACTTGCAAAAAGAACTATATCAAAAGGTTGTCTATTATCAAAATTAATCTCTTTAAATAAGATTTTATGTTTATCAATTAATTTTTGATGAACTTTAAGATTATATAAAGCAATGTTTTCTTTTGGCAATTCTATACCAATTAAATTATATAAGTAAACTATTAAAGTATAACAATCAAATCCAGTTCCATCAAAACAAGTTTACCAATTATTTTTTTAACTTCAACCCAAAAATCTTTAGTAATAGTAAACATTTCCTTTTGATAACATTGGGAATCCACCATATCTAACACCTCGTATATTTGGTGCATATCTCTTCTTAAGACGTTCACAATTAGTAAAAGTTTTATCGCATTTTAAGTCAACATCATTTGTAGGATTATAATCTTTCATCCAACAAAATTCTTGACGATATTCAAAAGGACAAAAATCTCTATAATATTTTTTAGCAGGTAAATTCCTGGTTAAATAATTAGGAGAACCTATTGTCAATGATATATAATTCCCAATTTTTGCATCATTTATTACAAAATTAAACTTAAGAGGATAGTTATCTGTATTATACTCAGAACAAGCTCTTACATTAACAAAATATAAAGTAATAGGAGTTCCCAAAAAACATCTATTCTCTTCCATTTTTTTCGCAATAAAAGCTGTGTTAAAAATATTAAGAGTAACATCTGGAAATTTACCGGAAGAAGTTAATGCAATACCACCTATATTAAATGGAAACATAAGAAACTTCATCTCATCTCCATTAGCATTTTCCCAAATAAAGTCTTGAGAATCAGCTACAATTTTATCATACCCCTCTAAATCTATATTGGTGTGAATTTGGATAGCTATTAACCATGGTAATTCAGAACTTATAGAGTTTTTCTCTTCTATTAATGATTGTTTAAATTCAAAATCATTCATTAAATTGCCTCTTGTAAATTCATCGTAAAATCATAATGCCCAAAAAATGCTAAATCATATTGAATTGGGGAAATTAAACGTACTTCTCTAGGTTGAATTACTATATTACCTTGGTCATCATAGTCATTATTATCTAAAGGTATAGTTGGAAACCATGTAAAAATATCAGCTTGTCCAACTAAATATTCTAACTCTTGAATAATAAGTTTGTTCTCTTCTTTAGCAGCTACAAAATTAAGAATCCAAGTATTAAAGATTCTAGAAATACGTTTTCTTGAAGTTACATAACCATCTTGAAATTGACTGTTAATTGAATTTTCCAACATACCCATAGAAAATGGGTATGTTGGACACTCATCAATTATATAATCATTTCCTTTATAATGAAATTTAGTCTCATTCATTATAATACCTGCCTCATCGGCCCATTATTAGCCGCATCTTGAATTATAGTGTTAATAATATATTCTTCTCCATCAAACTCTGTACCTGTTGTTCTCATACTAACTTTTTGAGATGATTTATTTTCTAAGTTAATAGTTACATTAGGTACAGCTGATGCATAAGTAGTATTTTTAGGTAGAACTGTTTCTCCTTGTTGTAAAATAGCTGGAAACTCATCCTGTCTCACTCCAGGTAAATTATAACCTGAATGTAATCTAGGAGCATTAGCAAAAACTAAAGGATTAACCATTCTTGTTTTTGGAGATGTTGCTTTTACTTCCCCACCAGTGTGAAATGTTGAAAACCATTTAAAAATACCAGTTAACCAACTTCCTGAAGAAGAAGTTGCACTACCAAAAATTGAATCAAATAATTGTTCAGCTATTTTTTTACTAATAATCTTTTGGAATGAAGTTAAAATATCACTAGCCATATCTCTAAATGCTTCTGAAACAGATTTAGAACCAGTAACTAAATCATCAAAGAAAGATGCAAAAGAATTAGAAAATTCATTCTTAAAATTCTGAGTCATTTCTCTAGCTTGATTACTAGCTGAATCTAAACTCTCTCTAAACATCTCAAATTGAGCTTCAGCAGCATCTAAACCAAGCCAGTCAATATCCCCTGTTTCTTGACCTTCTAATAAAATTCTAGCTTGAACTAACCCTAATTGTTGTCTATGTAAATTTAATAATGCTTCATTGTATTTTAAAGCATCATCTTGTCGACCTTGTGCTTGAGCATAATCTCTAAGAGTAGTAAGATTATCAATATCTCTTTGAACTTTAGATAATTGACTATCATAAATATTATCATTAGTTTGTTCAATTTGTGCATCTAATGAAACTAAAGCCATTTTTATGTTATCAATAAGAACTTTAAATGCAGGATTATTTACATCAAATCCCTTTGCAGTAGTTAAAGTAATTAATAAACTTTCGTAAGCTTGTTTTGCTAAATTAAGAGCTTCAATTTTTGTAGAGCCAGTTAACTCATTAATATTTAATTGTTTCACTAAATTTTGAACATCTTTAACTTGTTGGTCGTAAGATTGTTTTCTAATATTTAATAAATTTTGAGTATGTTTATTATTTTCAGTTTCAATTTTTATTTTTCTTAAATTATCTGCCTCAGCTTCACTTAAGCTATTTTTCCGTTCAATTGCTATAGCTGCATCAATTTCTTTTAAGTTTGCAGCATGTTTCTTTCTTTCAGCCTCAATTAATCTATCATACTCGGTAGTTGTTACATAGTTATCTCTATAAACTTCTGAGATAATTAACTTAGCTTCTGCTTTTAATTGTTTTGCAGATTTTTTATAATTTTCAGCATCTAATTGAAAGGTCGGAGTAAGAATAGCTTGTTTACCTTTAGCAATAGCTCTTTTTTGTTCTTCTTCTAAATATTTTGTAACTATAGAAAAATTAATATGTCTCTTAGCTAACCCAGATCTCATTCCTTGCTCATACATTTTAGGAAAGTTAGCATAATACTTTTCTATAATTTTTCTTTTATCTTCTTCGCTAGTAGCATTTTTTAACTGAAGTCTTAACTCTTTTTGAATTTCCGAATTAACTTGTTCACTAACCTCTCTATAAACTTTAGTTATAGGATCTACTAAATCTTCTAAATTACCAGTTAAATCACCAGTTTTGAATTGTTTTAATAAACTTTGTTTTTCTTGAAGTTTATTAAGCTCAACAAATAATTGCGTATAAACATCCCAATCACTTGTTTTAGCTGCTATTCGCATTCTTTTTCTTATATCCTTAATCCCATCATCAATAGTTTTGGCATTTTCTATTGCTTGAGTAAATACTTTTAATCTATCATTAGAACTTTTTTCAACAATTTTTAAATCTTTATCCATACCAATTATCATATTCTTAGCCATAGTAAATGGGCCAGAAGATAATAAACTAGTAATAGCATCAGCATTTCTTTTACCTAATTTTTTAGCATCCTCAAGCATTTGCCATTGCTTTGCATAATAGTTATAAGTACCAGGCTCAAAAGCAAGTTCTTTAGCTTTTTTCTCTAAATCTTTTTGTCCTTGTTCTAAAACTTCAGTAATATTATCATTTACAGAATAGATACTAGCCTTAAAATCATCAAAATCTTTAAATGTTGTAACTTTTGTTAAGTTTTTTAACTGATTATCTCTTATTGCTTTAATTTTTGCTATTGTAGCTGGATCAGTTATAACACTTAATTGAGCTTCATAATTTTTAATAATTTTCTCTCTAAGTTTTTCTTTACTTTCAGCTACAAATAGTTTTTCCATTTCAGGACTAATTTGTAAATCTGCTGCTTGACTAAATTTAACACTAGTATCTTCTAGAGTTACATTTAATCCAGCTAAAGATGTTTTTAGAGAATCAACATTGCTTTGAAATTTTGCTAAATCATGGGCTCTTTGTAAAATAAAATAACCTACATAACTAAGTGTTCCAGCTAAAGCTAATACAGAAGTACTAAAACCTGCTAAAATTGTTATCGCAGGTTTAGCTACTTTTGTAAATAATCCGAATCTTTTAGCAAGAATATTTATTGCTCTTTCAGCATATTTTATAGATTTTACTAAATCTATAACACCTTTAAACATTGAAGCACCAATAGCAGTTGAAACTGCTAAAGCAGCAAATCCAGTAAAAGCTTTAATTAAACCAGTTATGGCTTCTTTATTATCTTTAATACTTTTAGTTGAAGTTTGAATTAAAGAAATAAAAGTTTTTATTCCTTCAATTACATCCTCTTTAAAAGTTTGTCCAAATTCATTCGCCATTGCCTTCATATTATCAAATAGAAGTTTCCACGATCCAGACAATGTTTCTAATTGTAAAGCCTGCATAGCAGATGCAGTTCCTTGAATTTGAATTAACTTTTCTAAAGATTCAGCTGTTTCTATACTTATGTTTCTAAAAACTAACATAGCATTAGCAGAACGCGCACCAAAAATATCAATAATATTTTGCTTTGTTAGTTTATTTAAAGATTTAAGAACCTCGTAAATTCCTCTATTAGCAATATCTAAATCATCTTGAGAAAGACCAACAGCATCTAGAACTTTTTGAGCCTTTCTTGTTGGAGCTGTAATTTTTAATAAAGCCATCCGTAATCCTGTAGCAGCAGTAGATGCTTCTAATCCAGCATTACGTAATAACCCTAATAGAGTAATAGATTGTGTAAAAGAGACTCCTGTTTGTTGTGCAGCTGAAGCAACATAAGAAAAAGCAGTATTTAAATCTTCAAGTGATAATCTTGTTGCTGATACCGCATTAACAACTCCGTCAGAAATAGTCATAAAATCATTTGCACTCATGTTATAAGCACGCATAACTGTTGTCTGTAATCTAGCTGCTGATTCTAAAGTTGCACTAGTTGCAGCAGCCATAGCTGTTAATGGGTCAATCGCTTTTACAAGTTCTTCACCTCTAAGACCAGCTTGAACAAGAGTTTTAGAAGCTTTAGCAACTTCTACCATAGAAAATTTAGTTTTTACACCAACATCTTCAATAGTTTTACTAAGATTTTTTAACTCTTTATCAGTCATACGACCAATAACTTCAATATCTTTAAGAGCTTGTCCATATTCAGCAGTAACAGCAGGTATAGCTCTCATAGCATTCATAAATGCAAACGTAGCTGCTTTAGTGGGATACCAAACTAATTGTCTCTTAAAAAATTCACCAGCTGCTCCTAAAGATAATGATGTTTTTTTCATCATTGTACCAAATAGATTTATTCTATCTTTGGTAGTTTTTTGAGATTTTTTAGCAGCTTGTTCAGCTACATTTTCAGCTCTAGCAATAGCGCTTCCATATTCTTCAGCCTTTTTAGCTAAATCATCATAGTTCTTCTTTAAGATCTTTAAATCTTGTACTAATTTTTCATTTTGCTTAACTAAATTAACTGTCTGATCTCGTAATTGCTGCATTGCTTTATTATTATCTGGAATTTTAATTTTCTTAATATTATCAGCAATTTTCTTAAAACCATCAGCAGTTTGTTCTAGCATTTTTATAGGATCAGTAGTAGCCATTATTTAGTTCCCTTATTTGATTCAAAATCCGATTCAGCTTTAAGAATCGTATTTTTATAAACAAAGTATATATTTAACTCATCTAAAAATTGAGAGGGTAAAAAAGCTCCCATTTCAGATAAAAGAGTAGATTTCACAATAGAATAAATTTCAGAACAATCTCTATCATTCATAGCATTAATTGGACATCTATCAAAAGCTAAATCTTTACTTAATAAGATTTGTTGGCCACTTTGTTGTCCTTTACAATTTCTAACTTTTTGCAATCGTTTTTCTTTACAATAATTACAATCCCAGGTAGCTTGAGTTTCTTTACTTAAGTTTTTATACCATTTTATGAGATAGCAAAAATCGTAAAGTTTCTCTAGTTTTTTTCAGTTGACTCAGTAAGTTCTCTACAAAAATTATAAAGCTCAATTAAAATAGTAGAGTCATTAAAATCATTAAAAATTTCTTTAGAAAATGGGAGTTCATTTCCATTAATATCAACTACATTTTTCCACCCAATAACACAAGCATCTAAATATAGATTCATCATTTCAGATAGAGGTATAGAATCTAAAGAAATTGTAGAGTCATCATTTTCAGAGCCAGTATCAATCTCAGACATACTCTTAAAAAGACTTTCCTGTAAATCTAATATTGCACGTTTAGTAGGTGGTTTTACAATAAAGGTAAGTGGATTTTCCTTATCCTTTTCAGTAGATGGGATAAATTCTTTAGGTGTGTTTGTTAGTACGAACATAGACTTCTCCTTTGTCTGTAGTTATGGGAGGGGCCTAATATGACCCCTCCCGTTTAGTTTATAGAAATGCTAAAATGAACTCATCATCACCTTCAACAGGTTCACAAGCAAATGAGTTAGCATATTTGAAAATTCCTGTATCCTCTTCAATATTAACTTCAGAGAATTTTAATTGCGGAATAGCAATAGCAACAATATTACCAGGAGTATCATTATAGTCTTTTCCTCCAGTAGTATTTAACTGATAAGCATAATTAAATACCATACGACAGATATATTTAGTATCTTGTTTAAATGCTTCCTGGAAGTCTAAACCAGTATAGAAGGTATCAAGAGATCCTGTTACACTACGAGAAGTTCTAACAACTTCTCCAACTCCAATAGAAGCCATACATTCTTTTTTAAATACTTCATTGGTAAGGGTAATTTGAATACCAGAAATACACTCTTGGTAAAAACGAGTACTTTCATTAGTTAAAGTTTCACTAGCATTTTCTAAATAAATATCTGCTAATTGAACAATAAGTGGGTTAGTTTGAGATGAATCAAAAGGTTGATCTGTAATACCTGACCAATATAATGTATCTCCAACATCTAAGAAAGGTACATCAACTTGATCTTCATTACCATAACCAACTCCACCACCTTCAAAATTAAATGCAGGTAATACAACTTGACCAGTCTGAAAATCAATAGTAAATTCAGTTGATAAATTCTTTTGCCAGTTTTCCTTAGTAATATCACCACGGAAATAATCAGCAGTAAAATCTTGGAGTTCTAAAACCTGAGAAGTATCTAAATTTCTAAGTAAATATAAAAATCCACAATCTACAGTTACAGCATTAGCAAAATCAATTGGAGTTTCATTCTCTGAAATTACATATAAACAATCAAAACCATTTGGATTATCTGGATCAGAGGCACTAAATCCATGAATAATAAATCCAACTAATAAAAGCTTTCCATTCGCATCAATAGCTCTAATTGGATAATGTTTCTTAAATCCTAATGGAACAGGATCTGCATCAATTTCAATAATATGCTCATAAAGTTTTGGATTAAAAGATTGGTCGGCTGTACCATCATTCCAAGTAATTTCAGATACAGTGTCAGTTAGAGCAGTAACAGATAATTCATCATCTACAAGTTTCCAATCGTTAGCTATACTACCAGCTGGTCCTACTAAAGATCCAAAAGCAGCTTTATACAGAAGAGTTGATTCTGGAGGACTTTCCTGTACCCCAGATCCATGAAGCTCTACTGTAATAGTACCAGAAGTTGTTTCTAATCCACGTAAGGGAGCATAAGTTGAAAATGCTTGTCTTACAACATCACGCTCAATAGTATCAAATGAATCGCTAAAAGTAGGGGCACCTGATACCTCTACAACACGCGCCTTAGTTACATCTTCTCCAGGATATAGTACAAGTGTTGAACTTTTTACAAGTGCAGTAATTGCCATAGTTTTTCTCCTATCATCTATGGACATTTGGTCCTTATTAAGTTAGTCTTTAGTAAGTCAGAAAGTTTTTGTCTCTCGGACCAAGTTTTACACTTTCGACATTTTACATTACAAAGTT